GAAAATACGCCTCCGGCTCTGCAGAGATATTCACACAAGGGATATACCGCTCCCCCTCCGGCGTGCTTACCACGAAGCCGCACGACTCCGCTGGCGCACATCGCCGGGCGTGCGCCAATATATTGCTATAGAGCATGAGAACTCCTGATAAAAAACCCAGCCGAAGCTGGGTCATTTCGTTGGCAATCTGTTAGTAGTGATGTAGTGAAGGAGGTAATTCTTTGTTCTTAAGCCTTACCCATGCGGAAAGATTCGTTGGTCCGTCTGGCTCATTAATATCAACATCTCGTGTGTGATTGATTAAAACGTCTCTCGCCATTCCAATAACATACGAGAACTCATGACCGTAGTTGTAACATCTGCCGGAATAGTTCGATTGAATTTGCTTTAGCGCTGGATACAATTCGCGGAATAATGCCTGTGAGCGGTTGGCATAATCCCATAGCCATACAAGGCTGTTTGCTTCTTTTGCGGAAAGCTCGTTGGTGCTCTTCTCTTGTTTGCCGATTAACTCTCCTTCAAGCGGAACGCGAGCAGCAAGTGACAGAGCTTCGGTAAACTGCTCCTCGCTGATTTCTTTGTATGAACACCCAAAATGAGATTTCAGTGACGACCACATGGTGATCATCGCCTTCGCCTGTTTTTCTTTTGGCAGAGACTGACCGCGACTCATGACGAGTTGTTTAATGGCTTCCTGCTGTTCAGTGGTGATTTTCCCCGGCAATGCCTTTTTAGCTTTGCGCGGGTTAATCACATGGCCTTTAGTCCAGTACTCGTAGAGCACATCGTCACACTCTTCCTGATACTGGATTACCTTGTCGCGGATTTCAGGGCGGACTTTGTTTGGTTGAATGCTTGAAAGCCAAGCCGCAAATTTACGAAAGGCAAGACATGTCATTAACTGTTTACCGCCAGCAGAAGGTATTTCGATTTCCGAAATACCTTTGACAAACCTCTGTTTTAACTTAACAAATTGAGCAGCCCAAACCATCCCCATACCTTCAACAACAGGCTTCATAGGAACATAAGGCTCATTGTTAATTCCAACCAAAAAGAGATTTGTTCCGTGGAATGGAACATTGATTGTGCGATCTGCAATTGCTAAACTAGTCATATCAGTTTTCTCGTGGTTAACTGGTAATTTAGAAGCCTCAATGGTTGCAGCCATTGAGGCTTCGCTGTTTTTAGCGACCATTCGCCACCTCTTCCCTAACACCTTTTGCCAGCAAACGAACAATTGCAGAGTTCAGAGATATACAGTCCATTTCCGCCAGGCGGCGAAGGTCTTCATTCAGCCGTGATGGAAGGCGAAGGTTGAGTTTGATATTTTTGCGCTCAGTGAAAAGTGTATCTTGCATTATCTAATCTCCTTTATTTGGTGCCAAAGTGACGCCATGAAGGCCATAATGCCACCATTGAAATCGTATGGCAATATGGCACCATGATTTTTTTTGAGAGATTTGCAATGGCCGAAAAACAAGTAAAAGACTACGACAAGTTCAACCTCCGTTTTCCTGACGGAATGCGAGATGCTATAGCTGAACGAGCCAAACGAAACGGGCGCTCTATGAACTCAGAGATTGTTCAGATACTGGAAGATGCCTTGAATGCAGAAAATACACTCGGGGAAATAGCAGATAAAATTAACAGCGTCTCGGTTCCGCTAAATGTTGATGCGCTAGTTCAACTTCAAGCCCAGGTTATCGCCATGCAAAAAGAAATACAGGAAAAGTTCAGAGAGCAGAACGAAAAGTTGAGAGAACTACTAAATAAAAAACCCACCTGACGGTGGGCATAATCCATTACTGCGAAAGTTTATTAATGGAAAGGAAACCGCCAAAATTAGCCACCATGCCGCGCATCTCACACCCGCGCATGCACTTGCTGCATCTGTCCTTACGGATATCCGTGGTGGGGTTGTCGAACTCATCCGCCACAGCCCCGCCCGTGTAACCACACTCATCAGAGCGGTAGGTCCACATACAGGTATTCGCCAGCATAATGCGACCGGGAAACAGCGCTCCGTCCGTCTCCGTCGGTGTTGCCAGCACAAACGAGGCTGTCATGGCCGTCAGCTCTGACATCTGCTCCACCACCCACCGGTCAGTCAGCTCCTGCTCCGGGTCGGCCTCCGGATTGCCTGCCACAAAGTTCACCGCATCCAGAAAACGCGCATACACCCGGCGGCGGACCACCGTGGCACCCACCAGGCTCTGCAAATCCTCCGCCATCCCGGTGACAAGACCGAACAGATTGGACACCGTCAGCGACGGGCGGGCACTGCTGCCCTTTCCGTTCATCTCAAAGCCGCTGCCGTCAATCGGGTACGCCTGATATTGCCGCCCCTGCCAGGTCACCGGCTCCCTTTTTTCATTCAGCTCATTGCAGAAAAAATACCGCTCACCGCCCTGCACCGTCAGGTCGATTTCCCAGAGCACCACCCGCGGTGACTGCTCTGACTTAACCGACTCGTTCAGGCTTTCTTCGTGAATATCCTGCATCAGTTCACCACCTGCTCTATCGTGCAACTGAAATCACTGTACCGGGCATTATCCGTGACACTCCACTCACGGCACACAACCCTCACCGTCCGGTTATGTTTCGGCGGTCGCCACAAAAAGGCACGGTAACCACCATGCCACGATAAAAACTCTTCCAGCCAGCGCCGGGTTGACTCATCCGTCACCCGGAACACCGCCTGAAACGTCTTCAGTTGAGGATTCAGCCCTGTGGGGCGGCGCTGTTCATAACCGTCACCAAACCGCACCCTCACCACCGACGGCTTCTCACTCACCTGCATCCCTTCACGCGGGACCAGATGCAGCGTTTTTATCTCAGCCACTCAGCATTCCTCCGTCACGTCGCATGGACAGCATCACCGCCTGCACCCGCTGGTCAATCAGCTGCACAAGACTGCCTGCCGCCTCCGGCCCTATCTGGCCATTAGTCCCGTCATTCTGAATGGCGATATGGTAGACCGGGGAATACACCAGACCCGCACTGCCGTTCATACTGCCCACCGCGCGCACACCCAGCGAGCCATCCGCCGCCCGCGTCAGAGGCATAATGGCTTCAGGTCCGGCCTCCCCCATCAGCCCGGCCCCTTTTGCAAAGGCAAAGTACGTGGGCGTATCCACAATACTGTTGCTGTACGCACTCAGGTTTGCCGAGGTATACACGCCGCCTTTTGCATTGGCCACCGCTCCGCCCAGCCAGTCACCAATGCTGCCGAGAAATCCTCCCGCACCGGACATACCGTTTGCCGCCGTCTTAATTCCGTTGACAATCGCGGCATTCATAAGAACTTTTGATATTTCCTGCAGCACTGATGAGGCCCAGCTGCGCCATTCCACTTTATTTCCGTTCAGCATCTCCGTGATGTTATTCACCATCCCTGAGATACCCTCCGTCGCAAGCTGTGCTGCCTGTGAGGCGTAATCGGACGCATTATCCACCCAGTTACTGAATCCCTCCTGCAGCCCTTTCTGCCAGTCCGCACGCTGCGCATCCGATTCGGCATAAAAAGTTTCCTGGTCTTTAAGGCGTTCACTCAGATACTGCGCGTTCTGTGCCAGAGCCTGTCTGTAAAAATCCTCACTGATATCCCCGGTCTGATACTGAGACTGAAGGTCCGCATCCTTCTGGCGGAAGCTGTCGCGGATCTGCTGCAACTCCCGCATGCGTTCTCTGGCTCGCTCCCCCTGCCCGTACCCCAGCAGTTCAGCATCATTCGACGCACGCGCAGCCGCATTCTCATTCTTCAGTGTCTCTTCCCGGGATCGCAACTGTTCCCGGATTTTTTGCTGGTCAATCAGGGTCGCGTTACGCAGCAGTTCCTGCTTCTGCATCTCCGTCAGGGTTTTCAGTTCACCCAGCGCTGTCTGGTATTTCAGCTTCGCCAGCTCTGTATTCTGCCCCACCAGTGCCAGTTGCTCTTTCTGCTGCTTCAGCAGCCGGGAAAAACTGTCTTCCGCTTTTTCCGTCTCTGATTTTCCACCCCGGGATTTGGGTTTATTCGCCTCGTTATTGCGCCAGGCTTCCAGGGCATTACTGATATAACGTTGTCTCGCCTCCTGATACGGATCACCCACAAAACCGAGGTCATCCGCCGCATACCCCAGTCGGACACGCTCTTTTTCTTCCCCTTTCAGTCTGGACAGGGCCAGCTCACGCTCTGTTTTTGTCAGGGCACTCTGCTGTTTATCATCCAGGGTGGCCTGCGGCAGCCGTAACGGTACATTCACCAGTCCCTGACGCTGCTGAAGCAGTTCATTCCCCAGCCCCAGCAGACGGTTGAATTCCGTATGCTGACCGTTCATAACCAGCATGGACTGGTACACCTTATTCTGCTCTGCCGCCTGCTGACGAATTAACGCCACACGACGGTCTTCCAGCCCGGCAAGCACATCCTGAATGGACTGCGCTTTTTCCTGCATCTGTGCCAGACGGGACTGCTCAACGGCAAGCTGCTCTGTTGCCTGAGAAAGCCCTTCCGTTACGGTCTTCACCGATGTCAGATGGTTTATCATGAATCCGTCACCGGTCGTCCAGCCCGGGTTCGCCAGAACATACTGATATCCTGCGATTTTTTCCTGCAGGGATTTCACCCGACTGGCCTGTTCATCAATCAGCCGGTTCTGCTCTGTCAGCGCCGCCCGTGTTCGTCCTTCATTATCTGAGGCTTCAGGCAAAGACATTGACGGCGTTTTATGCGCGATTTCATCTATCGTCAGTGCATACTGGCGCGCAGACTCCCTGGCCTGCTCCTGATTCTGGTACAGCGTGTACCATGCGGCAGCTCCCAGCATCACCAGTCCGGGTACGCCTCCAACCAGTCCCAGCGCACCGCTCATCAGACGTGAGCCCACCGCCGTTGTACTGTTCAGCGCATTCTGGGCGGCGGTTCTGGCAGCAATATTTCTGTTCAGGCGTTCCTGTGTGGCCGCCAGACGGGCCTCTGCTGCAATCTGCATCTCCGTCCCGCGGGCTGCCGCCACGGCCTGCTGAGCACGGTACACGGCTGCCCTTGCCCGCGCCGTGGCAATCTGCGTTCCCCTGAACTGTGCTTCCGCCAGTGCAACTTCATTACGTGCAGCCGTCACAAGTCCTGCCGTGGCAGACATCGCTCCGGAGGCCATATTGCCAAAGTACCGGGCAACCCCGACGGCAACCAGTGCCCCCACGGCTGTTGCCACATTATCAATCTGTCCGGCAACACCGTTCAGCGCACCGGAGAGCGTTTTCGTCACCCCGCTGGCCTCATTCGCACCGCCCACCCAGGCCATAAAGGCGTTTTCCACCTTCGTGATACTACTGGAAACCGTTTCCGGCATGGCCGCATATTCATCACGTAATATCCCCAGCTGGCTGATTAACGCGGGGACCACTTTATCCGCTGTCAGTTTTCCGTCATCCGCCATTGCCTTCAGATCTTTACGGGCCACGCCCATACCCGCAGCCAGTGCACGTACGATCCGGTCACCACTTTCATTGACCGAATTAAACTCCTCACCACGCAATACACCCTGCGCCAGCGCCTGACTGAACTGGGTGATCACCGAGCCCGCCTCTGCCGTACTGGCACCGGAGATTTTCAGCCCTGTCGAAATGGCCTCCGTCACCTTCAGCACATCATCAGCACTGTAACCATATTCACGCATTGAGGCGGCTGAGCGGGCAAACAGGGCCGCATTATCCGAAAATGCGGTGCCTGTCCGCTGGCTGATATCCATCAGCACTTTCTGTGATGACGCAAATTCATCCGATGACTGCGACGCCTGTTTCAGACGGGCATTCACGGAGCTCCATTCATCCGCCAGCGAAATCAGGTGTCCGGTGGCAAAGGCACCGGCAAACGCACCGGTCATTCCGACAGCCGAAGCGCGGATTTCCGTCAACTGGCTGTTCAGCTCAGCCAGAGCCCGGCGCTGCTCCCTGGCTGCCGCAGCAGCCTGACGTCCGCCATTCTGCAGGGTCCGGTAATATTCACTGCCCATACGGGACGCCCGCTGGATCTCCGACTGGAATGACTGTGAATTTGCCGAAATTTTGATAATCAGTTCACGTAACGTCGCCATTCACCTTTCTCCGGGCGTAAAAAAACCGCCTCAGCGGTTCTCATCATTCATGACTGTGCTGCAAAGCTCAGCGCGTCTTCCAGCGCCGCAAACGGATCCACCTCCGGCTTATCCTCATCCTCGCCCCAGCAGAGCATGGCGTCCTTCAGTGCAACATTCATCCCCTGTGCCCCGAAAACCGCTTTCACGATCTGTGCATTACGGATATCCCCGCGCTCATCACCCAGCGGGGATACCCTGTCGAACTCCATCCACATCATCGCCTCGCTCGCACTCAGGCTGTGCCGCAGTTCGGATAAGGTGCGCCCCAGACGGAGCGCAAGTCGCATCAGAAAGCGAATTTCCGGGCGGGCTACTTTTTTCTGGCCGACTCTGCATCAGCGATCAGTTCCAGTGCCTGACGCAGCAACCGGGCATGTACCGGACCATAGACAGCCAGCACCTGCTCACGGTCGTCCGGAGTGAACACCCGCTGCAGGTCCGTATCACACAGGACATCGCAGAACAGCGTCACATCCGCTTCCAGGTTACGGCGGGTTTTCGCCACCACCGACAGGGTATCGTCATCCTCTCCATCACCATTGAGCACTTCCTGCCACAGATACCAGGCCTCTGCCGAAGGCTCCCGCAGCACCACGCTGACATTACCCCATTCCGGCACCTTCACCGTTTTATGACGAAACCCTGACAGTCTGGCCAGCGCCAGCGTTTTCAGATCCTTTTTCATGATGACCCATCCCCTTATCCGGCGGCTGCGCTCACTGTCACGGTGCATTCAACAGACGTCACACTCTGTGCTTTCTCTGCCGAATCGGTCACCACACAGGTATATTTCCCCGCATCAGCGGACTGCGCACCTGGCTTACTGAAGGTGTCTGTCGTCTGCCCGTCAACCGGCTGACCATCCTTCTTCCAGGCGTATTTATACGGCGGCGTTCCCCCGTTGGCACTGACTGACATTGTCAGCAGCGCACCGGTATTCACGGTAAGTGTCTTATCCAGATTTTTCACAAACGCCAGCGGTACCACAAAGGACACCGGTTTGCCTTTCAGACGCAGTGAGAACGTTGCAGCCACCACGCCGTTGGTACCGGATGACCAGGTGTGCTGGCGCACTTCCGCCAGGAACTTAAAGCCCTTACCGGACGGAAACTGCACCTTAAACGCATACACCGTGTCATTGTCATAGGCATCACGCAGGGCGTTCTGGGCCTGATTCAGATAAAAATTACCCGACATGGAAATCTCGGACGACGCCCCCAGACCGTTGATGTTCTCCTGCTCTGTGGAGCAGAGCGTGGTCACATCAATATCCTGTTTCTGACCGGCGGTGAACTGGACTTCCTTGATGGTGCAGTCCAGGCGCAGATATTCCGCCTTATCCATAGTTTCAGCAGTCGCCGGGGCAGATGAAATCATCACCTGCGTCAGCTGTGAGCGTTCATACAAAGCAGACATTCTGCCTCCTGATAATAAAAAACCCGCACGCGGCGGGGTATGGGTTTTGTAGAAAACAGAAAAAGTCACACCGTGACCTGAAACTCCAGGGTTGCACGGTAACAGCGGTTTTCCGGAATATAGTCCTGCATTTCACTGACGGATCCCGGGGCCAGCAGCATTATGGCTTCACGGGCGTCCTGACGTATCTGACGCGCCTGCGTCACAGTCCCGGCATAAACGTCTATCTGCACCGACACTGAGGACTCCGCCTGCCCGCCCATCACGTCCGCCGACACCGATGAAATCAGGCTGAAAACCACCCACGGAAGCGCCACCGACGGCCTGCCATCCAGCAGGGGGACCACATACGGGTACACCTGCCCGCCGGCAAGATGCGCCAGATGAGGATACAAATCCGCCTCCGTCATCGTCTCAGTACCTCATCAATGGCCCGGTTCATCCGAGCAATCGCCACCTGTGCCGCCTGTTCACTGCGCACATCAAATGCCGGGCGCACAAACGGGTGCGGTGGCATATTCACGGTCCCCATTTCCACAAACCGCCAGTAGAAAGCATTGCGCGGGTTATCCGCCTTCATGGTGTTATCGCTGTTACCGGTGTCCGGATTAACACCCCGGATATGCACACCGGATTCCATCCCGCCATCGCGGGAGCACCGGGAAAGGACCACCACATTGCGGCGCAGTTTTCCCCTGCGTACCGGTGCCCGTGACACCACTTCTTCTTTCAGCACATTCGCACCCGCACGGGTTGCCTCACGCAGCACCCGGTTATTTTCCGCACCACTCAGAAGCTGCAAATCGCGGCTGATGTCCTCCAGCCCCGAAAAATCCAGCAGGGTTTCGATCATTTTTCCCCTCCCAGCCGACAGAGAATTTCCAGACGCCCGCCGGTCGCATCCGGCACGGGCAGCCCGACAACGTTCAGGATCCGGTCACGCCATGGACCACTCAGCACATGAAGTCGTGACGCTGCCGTGATTTCCCGGCCGGACTGACCGCGCACCCAGATGCGGATTTCCGCCTGCGCCATTTCCGCACCGGACTGCATCCGCTCCCGGCTGCTCCTGCCACGGATATCCGCATGAATTTTCCCGCATGACACCCATTCTTCCGTCATTTCTCCGGCAGCATTACGGGTTAACACCGGGTTCAGAACACTTATCATCTGTGTCAGACGACCTGCAGATATTGCCATTCCTCCCTCCTCATAACACCGTCGGACAACGCAAATCGTAAATCAGCACGGACACAGAAAACGGCAGTTCCCCCTGCACGAGGTCTTCCCGCTCAGCAAGATCCGGATTCCGGTACAGCATCCCGGTCAGTCGCATGGCAGCCCCCTTCATCCGGGTTAATGCCTCGCCCGGGATCAGCTCACCGTCCTCACGAATCACTTTATCCCGGCTGCCCTGAATGTAGGCCAGCAGCACGGCGGTAGCCTGACGAACCTTGTCCATCAGCATGTCATCATCCGCGTCATGGTCAACACGCAGATGTGCCTTGATCTCTTCCAGTGTCAGTAATGCCGTCATTTTCCGCCTCCTGCATCCCGTCCACGTTTTGCAGCCAGGGTCCAGCCTGATGAATGAGCTTCTCCGGGTTTATCACCGGTCATACTGTTGCAGTGCCACAGCGAGCCCCCCCACGTCACCGTATCGCCGGGGTGGTAGGTTTTACCGGCTCTGAACACACCGCGGTAGAGCATCACCGGCAGGGAAAATGTTTTTTCCGTACACTGGCCACTGCTCTGCCGGATCACCACAGAGAACAACCGCTCATCCGTCATGCTGACGTCGATATCCGCCACCCCGTCAACCAGGCATTCCCATCCCCGCATCCCGTGCGTTTTTTCATACGCCCGCCAGAGTCCCCCCAGGTGTGTGGCATACGTGCCCCGGGGAAAGGATTTTTGATCGTCAATAGCGGGGAGCACTTCCAGTGCCGTGGCATCACGCCCGTCCTGCGGAGCCGGAAGGGCATTCACCGCCTCCAGAACCGCCTGCTTCAGTACTTCCGGATCGTAATCACGACCATCACGCGGAGCAGGGATATGGCTTACGGCCTCTTTCACCATCTGCTCAAGCATCGGACGCACATCATCGGGGGTGATACTTTTGCCGTCCGCCGGTACCGGAATATT